TTTCGTCAGCCGGTGAGTGTTGTGTAACTTGCCTTGAAAACTTTTCATGCGAGAAGAAGATAGCCTTAGGCTTTATGAACTTCTTCTCAGGGTCACTAGGCATTTTACACATGTTCCTGAACATAGTAGCCCACTCTTTGTGGGTCTTGCCGCCCTGCATGACTGTTTCTCTGAAGCAAACCGTCTTAAGTTTGTATTCTGTGCCAATCGTACGCACCATAGCACGGGTAAATAAATACGCCGCGTTGTAGTGGCCACCCATTGACCAGTCTTGTGATCCCCAAACAGGTTGCCAAGATTGCCAGACAATTGCTTCTGGGTCTTCGCGGAGGTCGATAACGTGTTCGAACGGGTCGAAACAATCGAAATACTGACCTTCAACTGCGCCGTCCAAGCCCAGCAGAAGTTTATCCCGCTTGGCTTTTGGCATGCTGTTCAGACGTGCAATGATATTCGGGTCGCGTTTCAGCAACTCGGGGTTGTCCATTACTGTCGAACGCTGACAGGCGTAATCGGCAGGGTTATAAACGCAATGCCAATTTCCGCTCTCCTGCACCCACCATGTTCCGTTGGTTTCGTCCTTGCGTGCGCCCTCGGGCTTTTCCCAAGGCTCTTTCTGCACGAACACCGTACGGTAGTACTCGTAGTATGGGCCAAGCGGGTTGGTGCAGCCCCAAATTACTGATAGAGGCATGTTGCCATTTGCATCGGGTTTGCATGATGCATTCACTGTGTTACGTGAGAACAGCATCATCCATGCGTCGGGCGAGAATTGTCCCGCCTCATCTACCAGGATTGCTGGATACGCTTGTCCGAGGTATTGCTCGATGTCTCGCATTTTGTTGTTCTGGCAGTGCCCAAATACAACGCGAGAGCCGTTGACAAAGGTGGCGACATGTTTTGTCTGGTCATACGAGTAAAGTTCTTTCGGAACGAAAGTCTTGAAGTCAGCGATTGCACCCGATTCCAATTCCTTGAATGTGCGTCGAAGTATGAGGATGTCGCAGCCTTCATAGGCCAGCGTGTAGTTCATAACCATATACATGAGCACGCCAACCGTTTTTCCTGAACGAATGCCGCCGACACTGAGGCACTGTGGAGCCAAAGCGCGCACATAGGGTGCACCCTGCACCGTCCTCATCTCCAGCAACTCAGTTTGTTTTGGCTGGTGCTTGAAGATTTTGCTGATCTCTAGCGTGCCGTCTGCATTCAAGTACGCCGGACGTGCGCTTTCTTCCTTCACCACTTTTTTTGCCATAAACCTGAGTCCTTACTCTTTATTTTCGATGATCTCTGCGTCGATGAACGAGGGCTTCAGCGCTGGCTTGGGCTTCTCCTCGGTAATCTGTTTGTTCACCATCTCGGATGGCGCAGTCAAGACCACAATCTTCACGCCTTGAGTCTGCATTGCTTCAATTTCTTCTTCACTCTTGGATGGTGCACCGTACGCGCGCAAGCTTAGTTCTTTGAAAGCCTGAACTGATGCCATGGCGCACTTCGCATCCATCACTGTAAGATATGACCCATCAGCCATTTTTATCGGATGCCCTAGTTTATCCAGAACGGGTTGGTGTGGGGAGGTAGATGCGATCAACACTATATTGTCGAACATCTCCCTGAATCTGCTTTCAGAACCTTTTTCTCCAGTTACGGGAGCGTTCAGCAAATTGCGCATGAGCCGGGTAACGTCTGCCGTCTTAGGCATCGTTTTGGGAGAGCGCACGAACTTTCCACCTTCACCCCTAAACACTTTTACTGGGGCATGAGATTCGTGATGTATGATCATCTCTTCGGAAGGCTTAGCCGGAGATTTTTTCTCCGGCTGTCCCTCGGTCTTCACTTCTGAGTCTTCTGCCATTACAACTCCTTACTTGCGTTTGAAAATCAGTTCCACATTATCAAAAACGTAAAGGGCTGGATCAAGCGCGTATTTCTTGGTGAGGTCTTCAACAGTCTTAGTAAAGTCTGCCTGCGCTTTCGTCGTGATCTGAGCAAGACTCTGAATCTGGCCCTGCGCCTTCAAATACGCTACTTCAATCTCGCGGATAGCGAGCTTTTCTTCAGCAGTCAGTGCTTGAGTCAGTTTCTTCACTTCCGCCTTGACTTCTTCGACAACCTTTTTGGCTTCGGCAAATACTACGCCCTCAACCTTGGTCACTTCTGCTTCCACTGCCTTCACTTCTGTTTCAACCGACATGTTCTGAGTCTCCTCTTGTTTTGAGTTAAAAAATCGTCAGTCCTTTTCTGACTGCGCCTTTCTTGAAAAATCCACGATCACCTATGTACTGTCTCCATTCCTCAAAGGCTGGTCCATGATCGTCTTTGCACTCTGTGGCAACGTGGCACATTTCATGTGCAAGTGTGAGCATACGCACAGATGCTGCTGTGTTTTTGATTCTGCTCATTACTATTACGTAGGAATGTGCTCCGTCTTTTGCTGCATCTGCTGATCCGAAGTATTTTTCCTCCCACCTTTCGTCGTGGTCTTCAAAAGGCTCTGCCCATCGCACACACACGTCCTTGGGAAGTTTGCTGTCAAAGAATTTTTTGTTGATTAAGCGATACCACTTCTTCAGCGTTGGATCGGACTTCATTGCCTTGCTCCAAGTCCACCACGCGTATACCGCGCATTCGGACAAGGTATTTATGGCACAAAAAAAGCCCAGCGATTTCTCGCTAGGCTGGTATGATTTATTTATGATTCTGCGCCCAGTCCCTCGCGGGCCTCTGGGCAGAGGGTCAGTTGCCACCTTGGGTGACCAACGCACTGACAGGCGTCGAACTTAATAAACTGATTTGCCGCTCGGATGTTTCCCCGTCGCCTGCGCATTGCTGCCTTTTCTGATCCCCATGGTCACACGTTTGAATGACTTGGGATTTGCGTCCTTCTTCGAAATCGGCGCTTGCTGCGGTGCTGGGTCCAACTTGGTGCGCTTACTACCTAAACCGATCATTGTATTTCTCCTGAACTTGGTGGAGTCGGGGAGGGTCGAACTCCCGATTTTCCCGTGCAAGGGGAAGGTTATCCCACTTAACTACAACCCCACATTGCCGCTCGGCGGGTAACGAAGTTCTCTCCGCACGCCAGCACATCGGTTCTCCCGTGGCTTACTGGCCCGATGCTTTCTCAGCAGATCGGGTACAAAAGCTGCCCCGAGTATGACGAGGCATCCCCTGAATTGCACAGGTTCGGATTCTGTTTGCGCTTGGGTGAATCCATAGAAGACCCTTTGTGTCCCATTTCAGCTTCAACATGTTTGAAGCGGGCAGAGACTGCCCAGTGTCACATCTCCCAGCCGCCTAGCGCACTGGTGTGACGTATTCAGCGCAGCTTTTCAGGCTTACACGCTGAAACTTTGGAGCCCTAGGAAGGAATTGCACCCTCGACCCTCGCATTACAAGTGCGATGCTCTGCTAACTGAGCTACTCGGGCTTACAACCGAACAGAATTTGAAAGCGCCGCCCTTCAGCAGGTCGCGGCGCTGATTGGCTTACATCACCTGTGTCAGGAGGCAAGGCAAGCCAAAACTATATAATGAAGGGACTCAGTATCGCGGAGTCCCGCACGCGTTTATCCTGAACACGGCCTTTACGCTACGTGCTGCAAAGGATCAACTTGCTGAGCGGCCTTTTTACGTGCTGCCGCTCACGTTCGATGGGAACGGGGGCGGTTTCTCCCCCGGCGTCGTGTCATTGACAACTTCGCTAATTCCCAATTTGAATCTCCCCATGCCTGAAGGCAGGGGATTCTCACTCTATAAGGCAATTACAACTGCCCTATTAGCGAATGACGGCTTATTCCAAGCCGACAGAATGTTTACTGCCCCATTAATGTCTAGGCCCGCCCTGAGGAGCTGAAAGGAGAGCAAAGGCTCTACTCAGGGCAAGCGCCGTTTTTGACTATGTAATAATTATACACCCGTACCCCCTGCTTTGTCAAGCCCCCACGTTCTACCTATCCTTCCCCTAGACATAGGGACGCATAATCTTCGGCAGTCAAGTAGCGTCTTTGTGCTGCCAGCCGATTATCCCTCTCATTTTGCTCTTCTGGGGACATTTCTGAGATTGCTTTGTCAATTAGCACCATTCTTTCTTCTGCCTCCTTAACTTCTTGTATTTCACGCACATACAGTGGCAATCGGAAGTACGTGTTCATTTCACGGCTTTCAGCATCCGCCAGTGCTTCTGGGGACAGGCTCAGGCGCAGCTCCGCAACCTTGGCTTCCCTACGCTCCTGCACCAATTTTTTTCTTGCTTCTTTTTTCTCTTCTTTGGTCATGTGTATCTCCTTGATAACAAGTATACTACAGTTCGGAAGCAAAAGTCAAGCACAATCTTCGGGAACGTGATCACTTGACACCGGACCCTGTTTTCTGTTATACTTGAACATGTAAACCACCAGGGGAATTGTATATGCATATAACCTGAGGTCAATAGAATCAACAACTTAAAGGGTAAACAGGGGGAAACCTGAAGAAAACAAACAAGTTAGAGGTTTACCCTAGTGTTTTCAACAACTTAGCCCCTAGAAAGAAATAGGGGAAAGGAGATAACTTCTTGAAAAGAAATAACTTAGAAACAGAACAAGTGCTGATGAAGATCAGACAATCATTACTCAAATCAGGTTTTCCTAATGTTTTCAATACTTTGGAAACAATTTATACCAAAAAAGAACCTACCCTATTGAAAACAAGCCCAGAGACAAGAGCCAGAAACCACTCTTACTACCACTCTTCAGGCAAATCTGTAAGGAGACGTAAAACTCTGCTTGAAAAAGGATGGACTCCTGAGCTGTTTGCTCAAGCTTTACAAACTCAAGAAAACAAATGTGATATATGTGGTTTGCCTTTTACTGAGACCGACCCAGCAAGAGCAGACCATGTTCATGGGTGTCCACCAAAACATAGGGGACTTTTACACACAACCTGCAACTCTGGTTTAGGAATGTTCAAGGATAACCCAGAAATACTTGAATCTGCTGCCACTTACTTAAGAAAGTGGCTATGAAAAAGACACCTGAAAACATCAGTAGGGCCCGCCAAGAGGCCAGTAAACAGGCCGAACTTTGGAGAGCAGAGATCGCGGCCACGCGCCGAGAGATAACTTTGACCCCTGACCGTCACGCCGAGCGTGAGCGCCGGATAGCCTACGCCCAGGCCCAGATCGCTGAGATCGCTAAGGAACTCAAAGCACTTCGAAGAAAAGGGAAGAAGCCATTTTGGTCAAAATAGAGGCAACTACCTCGGGAGGTAGTTGCTAGGAGAATTCATGATTGACACCTCAACGCTGCCCCTGCTTAACCTCAGCACACTGCAGCCGCCGATGAATGTTGTTTTGGTGCAGGATGCCGAAGGTCTTGCGAAGTTGAAAGTGTTCCTCGACAGTACGAAAGGACAAGTCATCGGTTTCGACACAGAAACCAACGTAGTCAAGGACTTCTACTTCAGGAAGTGCAGGACCATCCAGATCGGGGACAAGAATGAGCAGTACGTGATTGATCTGCTCTCCTTCGTAGGTTCTGAGGAAAACCTTTGTGAGACTCAGGGGTATTTCAAGTGTCACGGGGTTTACAAGCCCATATTCGATGTGCTCACGCCTGTTCTGTGCTCTAAAGATTGGCTCAAGTGCGGACAAAACTTGTCGTTCGAATACATGGTGATGTGGTGGAACTTCGGACAACGAATTTGGCACTTGTATTCTACCGATCTGGCAGAACGCGTCATTCAGGCAGGTGCAATCAGCCTCAAGAAGATGGCAGAATTTTCCATGGCAGCTATCGTGGCTCGACGCTTCGGTGTGCAAGTGGATAAGACT